GCTTGGCCAACCTGCAGCCAGAGCAGCTCAACCAGATGCGTGCTCGCCAGGGCGGCGACATCCGCAACGTCATGAGCATGCCCCAGGCTGCCATGAGCACGGGCACCCCAGCCGAAGGCGGCTACACGGTGGCCACTGAGTACTACCGTCAGATGACCGAGGCCATGAAGGCCTTCGGTGGAATCCGCTCGGTCGCCACGGTCATTCAGACTGGCAATGG